ACTTAGAACCATATGCAGGCAGCCTGTCAGTATTATTAAACAAACCTCGTTGCCATATAGAAACGGTAAATGATCTGCACGGGGAAGTGGTGAATTTTTTCCGCGTTTTGAGGGATAATCCGGATGAATTAAAACGGCTGGTAGAATTTACTCCGTATAGTAGAACGGAATATGATTTGTCCTATCAGGAATCCATAGAGCCTATCGAGAGAGCAAGAAGGTTCTGCGTCCGTTGCTGGCAAGGATTTGGTTGTGCAAACCTGTACCATAATGGATTCAAAAGCGGTCAACAGGGGAGCAGCCCGAATCCGGCAAAAGCATGGGCAGAGTATTCAAGTGTTATCATTCTGGCCGCAGAGCGTCTGAGAGGAGTTCAGATAGAAAATCTTCCCGCAATGGAACTTATTCAACGGTATAATACGTCAGATGTTTTTATATATGCAGACCCGCCGTATTTGCATAGTACCCGAAAGAAATATCTATATAAATATGAAATGACGGATAATGAACATTTGGAGATGTTGGATGTGCTGAAACGTCATCCGGGACCGGTGATGATAAGCGGCTATGAAAACGATTTGTACAATTCCATGTTACGAGGGTGACGAAAAATCAGAAAGGAAACATTAGCAGAGGGTGGAGTAAAGAGGGAAGAAGTTTTGTGGATGAATTACGCAGACTCGCAGTTGTCATTTGAAGCGGACTTCCCGGAAGTGATGCCATGATTAACGGAAAACTGATCGTTTACAATTTTGCCATATGCGTAGGAAGTGAAAATATGAACTAAAAAGTGAAATAGTAACTCAAAATTTGAGTTAAAAAGTGAAAAATTTAATTAAAAATTTGAGTTTCTATTTGAGTTCCCACTCAATAACTCAAAAGCAAGTTAAAATCCCACGGTAATACGGGGGGGAGAAATCGAACTAGTAAAGAAAATTTACAAGTTGGGCAAATTGAACTACCGAGGAAAATTCGGTAGTTCGGCATATTAAAAACAGGAGGAAAATCACATGAAATATTGCATTGAAACAACGGATAATGGTTGCATTGAAACCTTGGAAATGTCTAAAGACGAGAAATTTCAGAAAAAATCAACAAAAACAGAATATGGTTGCGAATCTTTAGATTCTGATTTTGCAGATCAACTGAGAATGGCTGGGTACTGTGAAGAAATCGTGGAAGAAGTTGATAGAATATATGACGGTCTGGGAAGTCTTGATTTTTTGGAATTGTCAGAACTGGTAAGCAAGTAACTTAGGAGAATACATGAAAGTAAAAAATGAAGAAGTCAGATATTATCAGCCAAGATTTAAAAGGTGGATTGACTCTACTAAATGGGATTCAATTGCCGAAAGATTACCAGATGAAAATATATCTATAATAACACAAGTAATGAATGCTGAAAAAGACGGAGATTGCAGTTGGCTTATTTGGAAATGCTGCGATCATGTACTCGATAATATAAGGGCAATAGCAAAGAAAATAGATAGGATAACTTAGGAGTTTCTTTGGGAGAATGGAGGGAGTGAAAATGTCAGACATTACAGAAATTATTAATACTATAGAAAAATCATGGGGAGTGAATTCTATTGGTAGTCCTTTCGGTTCATGTACAGAGGAATTTGCGAACGAAAAAATGATAGAAATTGCCAATAAAAATAATTTTCCTGATGATGTACTTAAATTGATTAAAGATAATCCGATTAAGTTTCATAAATGTCAGAAATTTGATAACGGGCGTGGCATAGGTAGATACTATGCAAATTTGGTAAGACATATAAATTAGGATTTAGCAAAGGAGCGGCATATGAAAAAACAATGCAACGGAACCGTTGATAAATGTTTAGAATGTGGAAAATATTATGCTTCACATTCTGCTCATTACGAAAAAGTAAAAAATGTCTTAAGAGAAGTAATCACAATAGATTGTTGCTACGGCACAAGTGGAACGTTTGATGCAAATACAAGAGAAAGAATTGAATCGTATTAGGATTTAGGGAAGGAAGCAGAAATGAAAGAGAATGTAAACGATATAATGGATGAATTTGAAGAAAACAACAGTAAGAAAAAGAAATTCTCTATCCGCATGGATATCACTATGGATAAAGAAATTTCATATGAAACAGCGGAGCGAACTATCATGATCGCACTAAGTCAAGCAGGAATGGTAGGACACTGTGGCGGAATCAATTAGGATTTAGTGGAGGTAGGAAATGTTAAAACCAAATTGTGAAGCAAAAGAATTTGAAAAGTACGGATTTAAGCGTTGTAAAGGAACAGCAAAAGAAAGCGAATGTTATTATTTGTGTGTTGCCAGAGGGTGCAAAATGCTTTTTGTAAGTAATTGTTGTTTTTGTGTTAATGATTGGAAAGACGATGATCCACGAATACATAAAAATCCAAATTGCAAATACAGAGATCATAGAGATTCACTAGATATTATATATGATTTGATTAAGGCTGATATGCTGGTTAAGATAAACTGAAATATTAGGATTTAGGGGAGGAATACTATGGACAATGAGATTATTTCCTTCAATTTGGTAAGAATCGAGCGAGGAAGAGAAAAGCTTTGCAAATGCAATCCACCTCATTACGAGGTCGATACGGTAAACAGGATTGTAAGCTGCCAAGATTGCGGTGCTACAATAGATGCCTTTGATGCGCTGGTTACACTGGCTAAAAGATATGAGCAGCTGGAGGATGCACAGCGAAAAATGCTATCTAAATCCAAGCTATACGAAGCAATGGCAGATGCGGAATTCAAGCGGATGAGGAGGAATAAAACATTCCGGGACATGGACGAGAATCGCAGAAAAGGTTTATATCCTATATGTCCTAAATGTGCGGAAGTAATTGATCCGGTAGATATCCGGCACTGGACAGCACATCTGGAGCAAGCTGAAATATTAGGATTTAGCGGAGGAAAACCATGAAAAGATTATTTGAGAAATGGTATGTGTTATTCATGCTATTAAGAATAGCACATCATAACAAAGTACGCATGAAATTTGAAAGAAAATACGATGATGTTTTTTACGGTTACGGTCAGGATCTCGAACATATAACATTGGAAAAATGTTATGAAAGAGGTAATAAACTCTATAAGAGAACCGAGGAATTAAAAGAATATGAAGTGGCAAGAAGACCGCAAAGGGATGATTTTTGGCTGTATGAATATGTAGACCAACATTGCGGATGGTGTGAAGACGATTACTACGGAACGATTTACACCAAAACCCCCTTTAGAAACAGATGGCTGGAAAGAGGCTATCATTGTTAAATTAGGATTTAGGAGGTAGAGATGAGCAAACGACCGGAAATTACAAAGGAACTATCCATGTCATTGGAAAAATACATAAATCCTAAAAATGACACAAGAATTTATATGGCTAAAGAGGTCACATTTGATTATGCGACAACACATGCAATCAGAGTGGACTATATGAAATTTAAGCCTGTTAATAACACAGTTTCCGGAATTGAAAAAGGGGATTTCTATTGTTATGAAGTAAAATCTTCTATTGAAGACTTCAATTCAGGACACGGCTTGAACTTTATAGGCGATTACAATTATCTTGTGATGCCAGAAGAAGTTTATGCGGCGGTTTCAAATAAAATTCCTTACTTTGTAGGGGTACTTGTTCCAACAGAAAGCAGTTGGCGTAATAACTGGAGAGAATTGACAGTAATTAAGAAGGCAAAACGCAGAGACAGAGAAAAACCATTATCGGAAATGCTTTTTATGATGTTTCGTTCTGCAGCAAGAGACAGATATAAAATTCATTAAACTGAAATATCGGAAAATTTGTGTAACAGAAAGGAGATATGTATGGCGAGACCAAGGAAAGAGGGTAAGAAGAACATCCGGAAAGACATCAGCATGGATCCGGAGCAGTATGAGAGATTAATGGATTACTGCCGGCAGCAGGACAGACCTATCTCCTGGGTGATCCGGCAGGCGCTGGACAATTATTTATCGGCATAGAGCCAGAGAACCTTGAAAACTGAATATGGTTGGTGGTATAGTATTCTCAATATCAGGGAGGTGCGAATGCATGGATAGAGAATTTACGCAGACGATTGAGACTTACGGGCATCCTTTTTCAGTGTCTGCTGGAAAAGAAGCGGAAGAAGCATTTAAGACAGTCGGAATCGTTGTAAGAGCCAAAATCGAGCGGCTTTGCAATGAAAGAAGGTATGAAGAAGCAAAGGAACTTGAAAAAGCATTGATAACTATTAACAATGCAGATTATAACCACTAACCATAATCGGTCGGTGGTTTTTTTGTTGGGTAAATATGTGTAATACTACGTATTATTACACAATAAAACTGAAATTTAGAAAAGGAGACTGGCTTATGAAGTTGTCAAAACTGACTAAGCCAGAACTTGAAGAAATCTTCCGGAACGCCAATTTCACGGAAGAGGAAGAGAAAGTGTTTAAAATGCTTTCTTGCGGAAAAACTATTACAGAAACAGCACAAAAGATTAATGTATGTGACAGAACGGTCAACAGAATATCTAAAAAGGTTTATGAAAAAATAAACAGACTGGAGGTAAAAAATGGTTAGAGTTACACAAGACGGCAAAGATGTTGATATTGAAGATGTTTCTCTGCCAAAAGAAATTATTGAGATTATAGCATCCATATGCTGTTGACACCATTGTAAAAAGGCTTTAGAATGTGTCGTATGTATGATAAATACGGCACATTCTTTATATATTGAAAGGAGTGTAAATAAAATGGAATGTGTCGCATATATGCGTGTTTCCACGGAAAAACAGGCAGAAGAAGGCAACGGTCTTGATAGTCAAAAAAGAGACATAGAGCTTTTTTGCCGGAAAAATGAACTGGTTGTAGCTGACTGGTATGTTGATGATGGATATACCGGTGCAAATATGGATAGACCGGAATTGCAAAGACTTATTAACGACTGCATAAAAAAACGTGTTAAATGTGTTGTTGCGTTTAAATTAGACAGGCTTTCAAGAAGTATGATTGATGGATTATACATAATTGAAAGAGTTTTTCAACCAAACCAAGTGTTATTCAAATGTGTCCATGACAGTGTAAGTTATGACAGCCCTATGGAGCAGGCATACACACAGATGATGGCTGTTTTTGCACAACTTGACAAAAATACTATGATGCTTCGTATGCGTGGCGGTATGTTGGAGCGAATCAAACAAGGTTACTGGATTGGTGGTGCTAATACTCCGTATTGCTATAATTATAGCAAGGAGAAAGGAATACTTGTTCCTATACCAGAACGTAAGGAACAAGCAAACAGAGCACTTGATATGTTTATTGGTGGTTATTCTGATTTATATATCAAGGAATCATTAGGATTTCACAGTGAGGTACTTGTAAGAAATGTGCTTACCGGAGTTGTCAATATAGGTATGATCCCATATAAAGGGAATGTATATCAAGGACTTCATGAACCTATTTTTGATAAAGAAAGGTTTGAACTTGCACAGGAAATCAGAAAATCACGTAGGAAAAACAAAACTGCTTGTCATACGGATGCCAACTTGTTAACAGGATTGTGCTATTGTGGTGTGTGTGGATGCAAGATGCGGTATCAGAAGTGGACGCACGGAAAGCATAAAATATATTGCTGTTCTCGTGATAAAGCAATGAAGTATTTGCCTAATTTCAATCCCGACTGTAATAATTCTTTGGAATGGGCTGCTGATATTGAAAAACAGGTAGAAAGTGAAATTTTGAAAATATCCTTAAATCTTTCAGAGTGCAAGCCTATTGAAAAGCAAAGCAAACTTGAAATAATGCAGTCACAATTTGAAAAAGAACAGGTGAAATTAAAAAGGCTATATGTTCTTTATTCCGATGGAAATGACACAGTTTTAGAAATGATTAAGAACACTGAAAAAAGCATTTCTGAAATGAAAGTAAAGATAACTGTTACAAAGGCAGATCATCATCATACATATTTAAAGCAGGATGAAAATGGAGCATATACGGTTTATGATACTACGAAGGCACAGACTGTAGCTGCAACCTGTCAGGCACCAGCATACACATTATAT